TGTTGCGNGACTGACTATTTATAACTGCACGGGAGGTGTGTAGTTATGAATGATATTTTAGCAAAAATTAATGATGGTATAGGTGGTCTTACCACTTTGGTCATGAATTTGCTCGCTTTAGGAATTCTCGTTGAAGTAATTTATGGAGCAGGCATTTTTGGAATGGGCGTCGTCGGCAACGTCGTTGCTCTTATCAACTCCATTGGTTCAAGCGGCTTTGTTGGCTTGCTTTCGCTTGTGGTGCTTTTGAGTCTCTTTAGGGGACGCGATTGAAAGCAATAATTGATAAAACTTTAGCTAAGGTGGTATCGCGGAAATTTACAGTTTTCGCGCTTGCCACCGTTTTTCTATATTTAAATCATTTAACTGGCGATCAATGGACTGCCATATCTCTCGGCTATATAGGAATAGAAGGAATTGCTGACATCGCAACGCGATGGAAACATGGGGGAACACAATGAAACTCACAAAATCAACAATTCAACAAATTATTCGAGAAGAACTTGAGAAAGTTGTTAAAGAATATGGAGCACCAGTATTCAGTTCTAAAAAAGAAAAATCGCAATATGCGCGTAGAATGCCAGCGGCTGATGAAGATGATCGCACTGAGCTTGAAAAGGCAGTTTCAAAAGACAAGAAATTAAAAGAAGATGATCTCGACGAAAAAAAGGAAAAAATCCACACGGACCAGGTTGATACATGAAACTTTCTATTTCAAAATTGCGGCAAATTATTCAAGAAGAACTTGAATCAGAGCTTCAAGAGTATAAAGTAGATACTCCCAAACACTTTAATCCCTCGCAAATGCCTGGGACTGCGGACGATGTATTTCATGATTGTATCGCAAGTGTGAAAAAAAGTTTTAAAAAACATAAATATAAGCCTCATCCTGGTGATGATGTCGAAGACGCTGCGGCCAAAATTTGTACGGATTCACGTAAAGAAGGTGGCGCAACTTTAGATTGGGGCGAAAAACGAAAGAAAGAAGTCGAGCGGGCAAGACCCGGAGGAAAAACCGGAAAATGAAATTAACAAATTCACAACTTAGGCAAATTATTCAAGAAGAATTCCAACGTGAGCGTATGTCCATAATTTTGGATGAAGAAAAGAAAAGAATTAATATTCTTCACGAAGATATGGAAAAAGATGAATTGCTTCTTGAATTTGGTTTAGTTGATGTTGGTCATTTTGCTTTAGATATTGGGGGTTTATTTCCTGGTGTTGGTGAGGCAGCAGATTTAGCTAATGCAGCTTTGTATGCAGCTAGAGGTGAATTTCTTATGGCAGCGTTATCAGTAATTGCTATGATTCCAGTAGTGGGTGATATTGTGGGTAAAGGTGGTAAACTTTCAATGCTTTTGGGTAAAGGCGGCGGAGGTAAAGCTGGTGTTTGGGTTGCAAAATTAATAAACAAACATATGCCGAAAATTACTAAAGGGATAAAAGGTCTTGCAAATAATCCCAAAGTTGGTAAATTCGTCGAACCTATGTTAGCAGCAGTCAAAGATTTTACCAACAAAGCTTTAGCGAATCCAAAATCCAAAGAGGTTTTACAATCACTTCAAAAGGTAGCCTCAACAAAAGCTGCTGCGCCGGTTAAGGGTGGCAAACTTACCAAGCTTAAAGCCATAGCCAAAAAAGCACAGCAAAAAACTGCTGCTCGCCAAAATCTTGAACGCTCTGCACAAACCCTTCAACAACCAGCAGAAGGAACAGCATGAATGAAGTTCGCTATTCAAGATTTGCAGGTTTTAATTAAAGAATCATTGCAAGAAAAGCAGTGGAATAAAGATTCCAATACTCCACGCGATTATTCTAAAGAATATAATCCTCCGGGATCGAACGAACAAGATGAGCGCAACAAACGCAAACGGGATAAACGCAAACATGATAAAGAAAACGGCGAATGCCCTTCAGGAGAAGAATTACATCATGTCAATGGAATTGAAAAAGATGAAGTGGAATGTGAACCGCTTGCAAAAAATCGAGGTCGAAAAGGAGAGGGTGCAAGAGTGGCCAAAGATATTACAATAAAAATTATTGAGACTAAGTTAAGAGAAGTCATTCGACAAGAAACATCTATCGCAATTGAAGAAGTCTTTGGTTCACTTGCTGGCGCTGCTTTGAGTGCTATGGCAAAAGGCGCGCTGGGCGCGGTTGGAAAAAAAGCTGGAGAAGAAGCACTCGATATGATCACGGGAGATGATGAAGAAGATGATGACGATGATGAAGAAGTAAAGAAAAAAATCAAAAACCTAAATCTTGATACATATGACGACTTGGGCGCAGCACTGGATGGGGTACTTGCACAAGCCACAGATAAAAAATTAGCTGGCAGTTCAGATAGGCTACAACAACATTTAAACACTCTCCCAGGATTAATAAAACATCTCAAATAACAAAGTGTTAACATTAAAAAAAATATGGGCATTTATTAAATCATATTGGTATGTGCCGGTGCTTGTGGTCGTGGCCATCGTTCTTAGGTCACAAAGCCGTAGAGCATCAGAAATCATAAAAATAGCCAAAGATTCTCACCTAAAACAACTCAAGGCTATCAATGATGCCGAAAATGAGAAGGCTCAAAAAAAGGCTCAAATTGAGAAAGAATATGACGAAGTTGTGGCTCGTGTGGAAAAAGTTTATAGAGAAGAAAATAAAGCCTTAGAAGACCACAAGAAAAAAGAAATTAAAAATATTGTTAAAAAATACTATAATAACCCAGAAGAAATATCTTCACGACTTTCTAAGTCATTTGGTTTGAAATATGTTCCTACAGAAAATAATAATAATACTGACTAGTTTAATATTTGTTTCTGCGACTGGATTTGCACAAACGACAACAAGCACAAGTGGCAAGTTCACCTTTTTAAAAAAAGGGGTGATTGCTCCATTTGATGGAACTCTTTTTGATCCTGTGGCCACCGCCAAAATTTTAGCAGAAAGAGAGATGGCTGAAAAAGATTGTTTATTAAAATCAAAATATGAAAAAGATTTACTTAATGCGGAGTGCAAACGAGAAACGGATTTATTAAGTTCAGCGTTAGAAATTGAGAAGAAAAAAAATAGGTTAATTATTACTGCTCAACAAGAAGAAATAGAAGCTCTTAGAAGTTTAGCGAAAGGGTCAGATAATACATTTTGGATGGCAATTGGCTTTACAGTTGGAGCTGCCACATCAATAGCCATATTTTTTGCAGCAGTTGAGATTGCGAAATGAAAGATCCAGAACATCTCATTAAAGTTGAAAAAGCAATTCAAGAAAAATATGGGGATGAAACAATACAAAACCCCAAATCCACTTGGAACGATGAAAAAGAAAAAGAATATCTTCAACAAATTAAGAAGATTGCTAAGTCCGAGCGCCAAAAAGAGAAAATAGAAGTCGAGGGCGTTTTAATGCCCAAGAAACTATTTAGAAAAGAATCTAAGCGCACTTGTCCACGATGTAAAGTTTATTCTTTCAATATGAGAGATGATTTATATATGGCAAAGTTTAAGTGTTGTTTTAAATGTTACGTTCAATACGTGGAAGGAAGATAAAAGAATGGATAAAAAAGTCACAAAAAAAATGCTTCAAGATTTAATTTCGGAAGAAATAGAAAGTCTTTCTGAGGAAGAAACAGATGGAGTTTCCGAAGGAATCGGATCTCGCTTCAGCGCATGGCGAGCCGGTCGAAAGCGAACAGCGGACGTGAAAGAATGGGAAGCATTTAAGGGAAATCTTGCCCACAAGCTCACTCAATTGGCGCAAAGTCATCAACAAGGGTTTGTTGACATCAAGCAAGATATCGAAGACGGCGGCGATAAGTTCAAGGCGTTTGCTGCATCATTCCAACCTTGGGTGAAAGCAGTCGAAGGAATCGATTTACAGGTTAAAGGTTTGAAAGATGCAGCAAAAGCGGTTGAGAGAACTCCTGTTGAGGTTTCGGCAGATGAAACTCCAGAGCAAGCCGCAGATCGTCTTGGTGGTGGGGAAGACGAACAATCAAACGTGCAGCGACGTGAAACGACCCCGACCAATCAGCCAGACGGTACACCAACCCCTTCACCAGACGGTACACCAGCAGGTGGCGAAAGTCCGGAAGAGCGCGAAGCTCGTCTTCAACAACAAGCAGCCGGTGGAGTTCAGACAGGCGGTTCGGCGTCAAACCAACCAGTAACACAACAAGAAGCCCATCGAAGGACAATCAAAAAGGCACAAAAACTTTTAAAAGAAAATAAAAAAATTAAAGTAGTGAAATCAAATGGCAGAAAAAAATAACATTATAGACATTGTAAATGGAATTTCACAAGCTGCGGCCAACGCTTATGATGGCGCACTCGATGACAAGGGCGAGCCCCTTAAAATTGGCCTCAAAAGAGAAGAAGGAGATCCCGTTCTCGATATGCGAGTTATTGACGGATTTAAGGTGTCTATTGGCGGGAACATATTAACCATCAAATATCAAGGTGAAATTTTGCTTAAGGATGTTTATAAAGGAGACTTTGAAGGAGAGATTGAAAGTCGTCTTAAAGATATTGTTTCATATTTGAAAAAGGAATATAAAAAAATTACTGGTAATTCTCTCACATTGTCCAAAGAAGACAAAGAACCCAATGTTTTGGTGCAAAGCTTAAGCCATATTCGTTCATGGGTTCAAGCCCATCAAAAATTTAAGATTGGTGGAATTCCTGATGAGCCAGAAATGGGAACAACAGTTGAAGAAAGGCTGGATAGTGCTTTTAAAAATTGGCTTGGCTTGGGAAAGGATAAATTTCCTAAAACCCAAAAGCCTTCAAATGTAAAAGGTAAACGAGATGAGGAGCCTCGCACATGAAAATTAATAAAGCTGACCTTGAAAAATTAATAATGGAAGAACTTGAGGATCTGGATGAAGGTCTATGGAGTACATTAAAAGGTTATGCTAGGGGTGCTGGTAACTTTTTATCTGGCTTTGGCTATAAAAGAGGCAAAGCAGCTTCCGCTTTATTGTCCTTATCAGAACGTTTGGAAGATGCACGGTGGGAATTCATTGATGACATCGAAGGACTGTTCATGCCTATGGGATCTGATGTGGTTCGATTGCCTCCTGATTTAAAGGATATTGGAGAAGCTTGGAACACCGCGCTTAAGAGTATTGAAGAAGCTTCAGATTCACTAAAAAGATTGGCTGGAGAAATAAGAAGCGGTGCCGAAGCGCCAACCGACAGAAGAAAAGCGGTATGGTCTGATGAAGAATCTACGACTCCTACTCCCGCTGCTGATAAACCATCAGACAAACCATTAGACGAACCATCAGATCAAGAATAAAGAGTTTCTTGCATACTATTTAATATGTATGTCTCAATATTTATCAAAAAAAGATCTTGTACGCGAAATTGTTAAATGTGGCAAAGATCCTGTCTATTTTATAGACAATTATTGTAAGATTGCTCACCCTCAACGTGGCCAAATTCCTTTTAAAACTTGGGACTTCCAACAAGAACTTCTTCACAAATTTAATGATTATAGAAATAACGTTATTTTAAAATCGCGACAGATGGGAATTTCAACCATTACTGCTGCATATGTTTCGTGGATGATGTTATTCCATCGCGATAAAAATATTCTTGTTATAGCAACCAAATTTAGTACAGCAGCCAATTTAGTTAAAAAAGTTAAAGCAATGATTAAGTTATTGCCTCCGTGGTTTGATCAAATTGCGCAAATTGCTATTGACAATCGTTCTTCGTTTGTTTTAAATAATGGTTCTGAAATTAAAGCTTCCTCAACCTCCGCAGATGCTGGTCGTTCTGAAGCGTTATCATTATTGGTTATTGATGAAGCAGCACACATTGATGGCTTTGATGAATTGTGGACAGCACTTCAACCTACAATGGCAGCTGGCGGACGCTGTATCGCACTTTCATCTCCTAATGGAGTAGGAAATTGGTTTCATAAAACTTATATTGCCTCTCAATCTGGTGAAAATGATTTTCATCCCACAATACTTCATTGGACACTTCATCCAGAAAGAGATCAAAAATGGTTTGAAGAAACCACAAGAAATCTTTCGCGCCGTCGTGTTGCTCAAGAGTATGAATGTAATTTTAATGCTTCAGGTGAAACAGTGATTCATCCAGATAATTTAAATAAGTTATCTCAAATATGTGTCGAGCCAAAACATCAAACTGGTTTTGATAGAAATTTTTGGATTTGGAAAGAATACAATCCAGAAAATAAATATCTGCTTGTAAGCGATGTTTCTCGTGGAGATGGAAATGATTACTCAGTTTTTCATATTTTTGATACAAAAACAATGGAACAAGTCGCAGAATATCGCGGCAAGCCAACAACAGATTTATTCTCGCGTATATTGTTTGATGCTGGAAAAGAATATGGAGATGCGATGTTAGTGGTAGAAAATAATAACATTGGATTTTCAGTATTAGAAAAGCTTATTGATGCCGAATATCCCAATCTTTATTATTCTTCTAAGGGCACTCATGAATATGTTGAACAATATCAGGCTGAAAATATGTCTAATACAATAGCGGGCTTTACAACCTCTCAAAAAACAAGACCTTTAATTGTTGCTAAACTGGAAGAGTTCATACGAAATGAACTAATTACTATTAATTCTGCTCGTTCTTATCAGGAGTTAAAAACTTTTGTTTGGAGGAATGGCCGACCAGAGGCGCAACGGGGCTATAATGATGATTTGGTAATGTCTTTATCGATAGCATGTTGGGTGAGAGATACAGTATTAGAAGAAAATACAAGAGATTTACAATATAAAAGGGCTTTTTTAAATTCAATGATTATTTCAAATACTAAATTTAATACTACAATTCCTGGTATGCAAGGCTACAAAAAAGCTGAATCTTTTGATAAAATAAGTGCAGCTAAAAAAATGTACGAAGAATTTGGCTGGATTTTAAAAGGATAAAAATAAATGGCATACCCAAACAACACTGACAACAAAAACATAAAAAACCCAAGGAACCCTGATTCTGTTTTATTCAAAGCATTGACACGATTACTATCAGGTCCGATTACCAAATATCAAAAACAAAATCCTCGACAGTTAAAGCGGTGGCAGTTAGATAAATACAAATTTCAATCTGCCGCAGGCTTAACTTTTAAAAAGACTTCTTATAACCCATTTGACAATATTTATGCGAACTCTACTTCAAATGCTGCTCGGGCAGAAAGATATGTTGACTTTGATCAAATGGAATATATGCCAGAAATTGCATCTTCTATGGATATTTACGCCGATGAGATGACAGTTTCTTCCCCTATTCAACCGCTTCTTACCATCAACTGTCCAAATGAAGAAATTAAAGAACTTTTAAAAAATTTATTTTATAGTATTTTAAACATTGAATTTAATATCTATGGCTGGTGTCGTTCAATGTGCAAATACGGAGACTATTTTCTTTATTTGGATCTTGATGAATCAATTGGCATTAAGTCGGTCGTCGGGCTTCCTCAGACAGAAATTGAACGATTAGAAGGAGAGGATAAAACAAATCCAAATTATGTCCAGTTCCAATGGAATAGTGGCGGCTTAACCTTTGAAAATTGGCAAGTGGCACATTTTAGAATTTTGGGAAATGATAAATATGCTCCCTATGGCACTTCTATCCTTGAAGCTTCTCGCCGTATTTGGCGTCAGCTTTCCCTTTTGGAAGATGCGATGATGGCCTATCGCGTAGTTAGATCACCCGAAAGAAGAA